GTTGCCTATTGTTATATTAAATTAAATAAATACATTTGTAAGGTCAATGAGGCACACAATTAAAAAAAACGATATGAAAACAATTACTACAAAAAACGAAATTTGCTCAATGTTTGGAAACAAAACAACAACCATTTTTGTAAATGGCAACCGGGTAATTACATTAACAAAATTGGAAAACGGATTAAAAAGCGGGTACGATTCACGCGATAAATATTTAGTTTTCAACGTTCAAAATAATGAGGGCGTTGCATATTGGAAACGTACCGCACGCACAATTAAGGACGTTATTAATTTTATTTCAAAATAACTATGGCACAATTTAGAAAAATACAATTTGACATTAAAAAAACGTCAATATACGGGCATTACCGAATCGAAAGCAATTACAAGGGCGTACCGATTAGCGTAATAACAACAGATTCCGAGGCGTACGATTACGTAAACGACCAAAACAACCGGGAAAAACACCGCAACGCGTTACGACATTGTTATTACAAAATAGTTGAGGCATACAATAACATTAAAAACCAATAAGATGAAAACACCCAAAATTGAAATTACCTACATTTGGCACAATGACCAAAAGGATTTTGAATTTGAGTTTATATTAAACGGCGAAATATTAAACGCAAACGTACTAATAAGCGAAACGGAGGCATATTACGAGGAAATGGACGAACCGGGCGTGTATATACGCAAATTTTGCAATGCGTTTAATATAGACGATTTAACGTACTTTAATAACGACAATGAGCCAATTACATTAACAGACACCCAAAACGACGTTACAAGGCATAAAATAGCCGAATATATCGAGGAAATAACAAATTTACTTTGCGCCGAATATTTGTAACAAAATAATTTTTACATTTATACCCATGCAAATACACCATAATGAGCATGGGTACCCGACAAAAGCAACGATAACGCGATTAATTACGTTGTTTGGGTTCGATTGGCAAATATTTACATTTAATGAGGATTTCGGCGAACGCCGGGCCGTAATATATTACCGACCAAAAGCATTAAACAAACCATTGGGCCAATTCGTTAAATTCCTTATTTGGGCCGGCGTTGAGGTTGAACGACACAAAACAGATACAGAATTGCATTCAATTTGGTTTAAAAAGCGTAATTTTGAACAATAAAAACATACGAAAATGAACGAAAAAACAAAAGCAAAACTAACATTTACCGGATTTGTAATATTGGGAATCATTGCATTACCATTGTTAGGCATAATATTTATTGTTGACCGGGTAATAATGGCTCCGTTAGTATGGACCGAACCAAAGAAAATAACAATTTGGATTCGCGATTTTGAGTTAATCGCCTATTCATTGTTGCGCGTATCGGTTGCAATTGTAATGTACGAAACCTACAATTTATTAATTATATGAGCCGGGACGCAAAACGAAACGGCACTAAAAAGGCGTTATTGGAGGCGTTGCGGTTGAATCATGGCAACGTAACCAAAGCGTGCGAGGCGGTCGGAATAACACGAAAGTATTTTTACCAATACGCAAAGGAGGACCCGGAATTTAAAGAAGCAATCGAGGAAATACAAGAGTCGGCAATTGACGTTGTCGAGGGCGAATTGTTTAAACAGATAAAAAACGGGTCCACAACCGCAACAATCTTTTTTCTTAAAACCCGGGGGCAAAAACGAGGATATATTGAACGCCAACAAATCGACGTAACCAACACAACCCCGGATTTATCGCATTTAAGTACGGACGACATACGCGATATATTGGGCAATGAATAAGGACGAATTAAAACAAGCGTTGCGCATTGAATTAGCCAAACGCGAGTTTTGGGCGTTTTGTATGTTGTACGACCATGAATTTTTTACCAAACGAACGTTTTTAAAAGAGGTTGCAACGGCATTTCAACAGATTGAAACGTGCGAATTAAACGCAATTAGTGTTTCAATGCCTCCGAGGGCCGGGAAATCGTACATAACGAGTTTATTTTGTGCATGGGTAATTGGTCGGAATCCGTAATGCGAAACACGTGTACGGCGACATTGTATTTAAAGTTTTCGTACGACGTCCGCGCAATTGTCAAAAGCGATATTTTTAAATTAGTTTTCCCGGACGTCAAGTTGTCCGACGACAAAGCAAATTTACAAGGTTGGAATACTAACAAATCAAAACAAGTTGGGTATTTTGGAGCCGGGGTTGGCGGTACAATTATTGGATTTGGAGCAACAAAAATTGGCATTACCGACGATTTATATCGAGGCATTGAGGACGCATTGAGCGACACAATCAACGACCGCATTGTGCAATGGAAAGAATCAACGCACGATTCGAGGTTTGAAAGCGGTTGTAAACGTATCGACATTGGCACGCGTTGGTCGATTAACGACATAATTGGACGCAATATCGAGGAAAAAATTTACGACAAATCAATAATAATTTCCGCCATGAACGACAACGACACGTCGTTTTGCGAGGACGTAATGACAACAGACGAATACCGGGACAAACGCAAGCGCATGACGCCCGAAATTTGGTCCGCGGAATATATGCAAACCCCGGTTGATATTTCCGGGCGATTGTACGACCGATTAAAACGCATAACGCAATCGGAATTTAACGAAATAATACAATCGAATGCGGGCGCATACGACGGGACAATTTCGTATATTGACGTTGCCGACGCAGGCAAAGATTATACCGCAATGGCGATTTGCGCCCTAATTAAAAAGGAATTGTACGTTATTGATTACGTGTTTACCCGGGAAAATACAGACGTAACGTTGCCATTATGCGCCGAAATGTTAAATAAATATAAGGTCCCGTATTGTCGCGTTGAATCCAACGCAATGGGCGCAATGTTTGCCCGTCAATTACAACGCATGACACCAAACACGCGCATTATGCAAGTGAATAACACAACAAATAAGGACACGCGTATTATTATGCAATCGGCATTTATTCAAAACAGATTTACTTTTGTAACCGGGTCCAAATATTCCGAATTATTTTTGGCAAATGTGGAATCGTATTCAAAGGAGGGTAAAAATAAAAACGACGACGCCCCGGATTGTTTGGCCGGGTTGTCAATTTTTACCCAATCAATGTTTAAAATTATTATGTAATTATTTTGTCGTATCTTTGTAAATATCTTTATTAATGGATTTAATATCATTTTGGGAAAAATTTTTTGGTGTTGAGTTCAACCCAAACCAACGTTATATCGACCAAATCAAACGATTAATGCCGTATCAATCGCAATTGTGGGGCAAAAAAGAGGCCGTTTGGATTGACACAAATAACGCGTGGGAATTATACATTGAAATACCCGAATTACGCGCGGTAATTGAAAAACGGGCCTCAATGATGAGCGCAAACAAACCGCGTTTGTACGACGAAAACGGCGACGTTGTCCAATCGCATTGGTTGTTGGACATGATAAGCAAACCAAACGCAAAACAAAGTTGGTCCGACGTTGTGTTTACGTTGAGCGTGCAAGACGCGTTGTATAGCAACGCATTTGCATACGCCCCGTTACGTGCATTTGATATTCGCAATCTATTCGTACCGCTACCAACAAATAAAGTACAAATACATTTGACCGGGAAACGTTTAAAGGCAATGGCCGAGGACGATTTGATTAAAAAATATACATTTAAATACGACGACAATACAACCGAGGACATTGATTTGCGCGACATGATTTATTTAACGACCGACGACGGCGTTAACCTAATTCGTCCAATTTCCCGTATTGAATCATTGAAATACCCATTGAGCAACATTAAAGCAAGTTACCACAAACGCAACGTATTGTTGGAAAACATCGGAGCAATTGGTATTTTATCCGCTAAAAATAGCGACATCGGAGGGGCAATTGTAATGACACCCGAGGAAAAAAAGGCATTGCAAAAGGATTGGTACAACAGACAAAAGGACGATTTAATTATTACCGAGGCGGATTTGAATTGGACGCCAATGTCATTTCCGACGCGCGATTTAATGTTATTTGAAGAGTTGAACGCCGACAAATTGGCATTAATCGACGCGTTCGGATTAAACGCCAACATATTTTCGAGCGAAAAGGGCGCAACGTACACCAATGTACGCGATTCGGTACGTATGGTTTACACAGATACCATAATACCGGAAACGCAACAAATGTACGATACCATAATGCACCAATTCGGATTGGCACAAAAAGGTTATTATTTAAAAGCGGAATTTGACCATTTACCGGTAATGCAACACGACGAAAAATTAGCAAGCGAGGCGGAAAAAATAAAGGTTGATACCTATTCCGTTATGTTACGCGACGGGGTTATTTCAAAGGAACAATACGCAACGGAATTTGGCATTGAATTACAACCAATCGACAAAGCGCAAGCGCAAAGCGAGGGCCTAATAAACGCACAAACACAATTGCGCGGTACAATTGGAGGATTAGACGGAATTATTACATTAAATAATGCCGTTGGGGCCGGTCAAATTACACGCGAGGTTGCAATTGCAACGTTGGTTAATTACTATGGTTATGAGCCAACAATTGCCAACCAATTAGTTACACAACCAACACAACCAACACAACAAAATATTCAATAATGAAAGGCAATTTATATAATGTAAAGGGTTCATTTCAATTAAAAGATTTGGACATACCAAACCGCCAAGTTGCGGTATATTTGGCGCATTTTGATAACATAGATTCGGACAACGACATAATTCGAAAAGGCGCGTTTGCCAAATCAATTTTGGAACGTGGCCCGGAATCAACATCAAATCGTAAAATACAATTTTTACGACATCATGATTGGGAATGGCAAATTGGTAAATTTGTCGAGTTATCGGAGGACAATACCGGTTTATATGCTGTTGGCCAATTGGGCCGTTCAACGCAAGGCGAGGACGCATTACGCGATTATGAGGACGGAATTATTAAAGAGCATTCAATCGGTTTTCAATATATCAGCGACAAAATGCGTTGGATTAATGACATAAATTTGGAATCCGGGGGTTATTACGAAATAAACGAGGTTAAATTATACGAGGGTTCGGCGGTAACGTTTGGGTCCAATTCGGAAACGTACGT